GTTTCCCAGTCACGATCGAGCGTCACGGAAAAGTTTCCCAACACGAACACGAAGCACAAGTATCCTACGCACTCAACGCTTCTCCGGACATGTTTTACACTGTGATTGATACTCACACAAGTAAAGTAATCTCCCGAGGAAACATCTATTATCTTCCCTGATGAAGTATCAACATACCAAATACCAACAGTCCTCTCAATGTATTTGGTATCTTAATACTCCATTCACCAACCTCCCACCCAATGCCCACTCAATCCAATGGCTCGCCCTAAACTGCGCATGTATCAGACAGCTTGGATTGCACTAAAACAATCGAGCACAAACACAATAACAATAGCTGCCCCGCCTAACTTTCACGCACGCATATACAAAGCAGTGATGAAAGAAAAATACATGGATACTCTTTTCCATTTGGCGACCGAAGAACAAGGAAAGAAAACATCACTCTCCTCAACATCAACTGACAACATACTAACCATAACCTTACACTACTACACTCCAATCGAACACCTGTTTTCTTAGCCCTCTCACAACCACCACACAGCTATCATGGTAAACTTTGAAATTAAATCCAAACTCGATGAATTGCAAGCTGCCCTTCTTGCTTCCCATCCCACTATTCCAACACTGTTGCGAGACATTCATCGCACACTCAAAGCACAGCCGGAACAAGTGACACTTCTCACCGATGAAGAACTCAACATTGTTGTACGCGGTTTGGAGAAACAAACTAACTCCTACATAGCAGCAGCTGTGACCAAAGCAACCAAGTCAACCACGTCCCGTAAGACACTGTCAAAGGCAACGATGGATGACCTGGGATTCTGAGGACGCAAAGCCGCTACTACAACATCACACAGGATTACCTCATTACTTTATCCTGTTAATGATTGCAGCGGCGCGGCTTCCTTCAACCGTAGCATCATCTATCTACCACCCTAGAGGATACCGTTATCAAACACTCTCCTCTCACCTATCAGGTGCTGCCTCTCTCTACACTCTGTTCTATGCCACTCACATAACACAAAACATCCCATATGAAACTTACATAAAACTGCATGATTCATTTCAATTCTTACGTGAAACAATTACCTATGAACATGAAAGTAAAATACTATGTTTTCTGAAACTGAACACGATGACTTCACAGCACTGGACGAACTTGATAATGAAAGCTCCGCCCTCGCTGAAGTTAGCGGAATTGACAAACGCATCCGCAACCTTTCCTACTCCTCCCTCCTCACCCTGCATTCCTGCCCCCGTAAGTTCCAACTGTACCGACTCAACAGTAAGTCTGATGCAGTTGAAGATCAAGCTACAAGCCTTACGTTCGCGTACGGACATGCGGTAGGTGAAGGAATTCAACAGGTTCTACAAGGCATCCCTTGGAAGGCCACACTTCTGGCCTTGTTCCTCAGGTGGGAAACTGACCTGCTGGCAGAGAATCCTAAGCAAAATAAATCATTCTTTGGAGCTATCCTAGCCCTCAAACAATTTAAATCCTTGTGCGAGGACGGGTATCTCGAAGATTACGAACTTGTGACATACCAAGACAAGCCGGCGTGTGAACTCTCTTTTGTAATCTCATTCCCAGAGCAGTTCAAATACCGTGGATTTGTTGATGCTGTGTTGCGACACAAACACACAGGGGAAGTTCTGGTTCTTGAATGTAAAACAACGGGAGCGACTTCGGTTAACCCTGCACAGTACAAGAACTCAGCACAAGCGATCGGATACTCTATTGTCCTTGATGCCATATTTCCGGAACTGTCCTCATACAAAGTTCTGTATCTTGTGTACCAAACAAAGAGCGAGTCCTTCATCCAATTGCCGTTTGAGAAATCTTATTACTCTCGCGCTCTTTGGATTCGTGAACTCTTGTTGGACGTTGAAACAATCAAGATGTATGAAGAAACAGAAATCTATCCCATGCGAGGTGAGTCCTGTTATTCATTCTTCCGAGAGTGTGAGTACCTCCAAGTATGTACCCTATCAACAGCCAACCTTATAAAGCCTCTCACTGTGGCCGAGTCTGATAAAATAGACACCGACCTTGCAACATACCAAATTCAAATTTCAATCGCTGATCTGATCGCTGCACAAGTTAAAAAGGACACTAACCATGAAACTCTCTAATGCCCCACGAACATCTCCTCAATCTGTTCTTGTCTACGGCCCGCCTAAAGTTGGTAAGACTCAACTGGTATCTGAACTTGCATCTCACTTCAACCTGATCTGGGTAGACTTGGAAAACGGACATGCAACCTTGTTCAAACTTCCACAAGAACAACAAGACAAAGTAGAACTCATTGTACTCCCTGACTCACGCTCTTGGCCGATTGCAATCGAAACTTGTCTCAAGATGATTCGAGGTAATCCTGGCTGGATTGATGAAGAAACAGGTAAATGGGTTGCACAAGAAAAGGATAAGAAGGCTGATAAGTCATATACCCACATCAATCTTGGCGCGCTAACTCATGAAACGATTGTTGTGTTTGACTCTCTTACACAGCTAACCAACTCTGCTATCTCACACATCACCAAGAATCAACCTGATGATTACAAGATGCAGTTCGATGACTGGGGCTCACTTGGGAAACTCATGGACATGTTCCTTTCCCACGTTCAACAAGCTAAGTTTCACGTGGTTTGTATCTCCCACGAAACCGAAGCTGAACTTGAAGATGGTAAGGTAAAGATCGTACCCACCGCAGGCTCGCGGGCATTCAGCCGCAACACTGCTAAATACTTTGGACACGTTGTATATTGTCAGGTGGCTAATAAGAAACACACATTTACTTCCTCTACCACAGGGACAATGAACATCGTAACGGGATCACGAACAGACGTTGCAACCGAGAAGATGGATAAGCCTTCACTTGTTCCAATCTTCAAACACCAACCCGAAGTTCCAGCGAATCAATCCAACGGACAGAAGGCAGCCGCATCCCTCCTTGCAATGAAAGCTAAACTGAAATGATTAAAACACGTCACCCTAAATACCGCGACCGCCAAGTCGGCGGAGATCACTACAAAAACCTGGCAGTTGAACCTTGGGTTGCCATGAAATCTTGGCTGACCCCCGAAGAATACATCGGATACCTGCGGGGTAATATCATCAAATACAACGCGAGAGCTAACAGTGGTAAAGGTACCCGTACTGAGAACCTGCTGAAAGCTACTCACTATTCCCAGGCACTAGAACATTTTTTAGGAGAACTTGAAACACAAGCATCACAAGCTAACTGACTCACCCTCTCACAATCATCTCACAACCACCTCACTTTAATTGAAAGACTCAAACCATGAACGACAACTACGAAAACGAAACCATCGACGGCCTGGACGAAACTCTGGACGATCTGGCAGACTTGCCCGCTAACTGCCTGTTCCCTGCCGGTGCTTACGTGGCTAAGGTTACTGTCAAACGGAATATGAAAAAGCCTGGTAGTTATATTGTTGACATCGTTCACAAAGAAACTATCGAGCTGACCAACCCGGAAGCCGCCGAGCCTAATCCTATGGACAAGACTACTATCTTTGTTCATACCAAGAAGAAAGACGGTACGGCTAACGTCATCGGCCAGGGCCAACTCAAGACAATCCTCAAGCCGTTCTCGGTGTTGGCAGAAACCAATGCTATCGGTGAGATTCTGGAAGCCACCAAGGAAGGTGTCGATTGTGCAGTTGTCCTGGGCATTCGCAAGAGCAAGGATGAGAACTACGAAGATTCTCAAACCATGCTGAAACTTGAAGTGGTGTAATACCTTCTTCATCCCCCTCCCTAACCCGGAGGGGTATCACAAATAAATTCAGCCTCTCCGAGTTTATTTGTGATAGTGCTGTGATAGGTAGTTGCCAACCTACACGCTGTTGAAAGTACAGCACCAACCGATAGCTGCGGAAAGAGGAAGCCGGGGCGAACACGGCAAAGCACTATCAACCAACACAGTGACTTACCAAAGTCCCGTAAGGGCCGCCCGCCCTGGCGGCGTTAAAGGCCAGGACATTTTCATCCCACTCAATCCCCTGACCATGACCATGAAAAACGCTGCAATTGCTGACCTGAAAGAACAAATACTGGATCACCAACTAGGTTGCCTGCTGATAGATAATGAAGTTGAACATCGAGAATTCCTCGCCAGCTTGGCAGTCATCCTAGCAGTAGGGGCAGAGATTGCAGCTAAGGTACATAAACAATCGTTACCTCTGATGGTATCATCCTTGTATGCTCTGGAACTCATGGCAAAGAATTCCTGGCGTTGGGACTCCTCTTGGGCAGCTCAACTACAACAAGCTACAACAACCTCCCGCACACTCATTCTAACTAACATGAAACTTGCAACCCGTTTGCTGCCTGCTGCCTGCGCATACGCTGGCGACATCCACTCTGGAACCTTTGGAGATTAGTATTCTCTCTCACTCATATGTCATTCAGCCTTCACATCTTACAATACCACATAGATTGGGCACTCTGTTTGTTCACTGTGTACATGATCTACCTTATATTTTTCAAAGACTGATACCTTATGGCACTCTTATTTTACGGAACACCTGTGGATCGCCCGTACCTCTCCCACCTCAAACCTTACATCGGCACAGATAAGTGTCATGTTCTTACAGCTCCTATAACAACTTTCCATGAGATCAAATCTTATTGCAAGGAGCGCGGAGTTGATAAGGTTATCACCACAAATCAAATCCTGTTATCTAAGCTGGCTGATCGCGTTAAACCTTCCGTTGACGCATTCGCCGGCTCTTGGTTTAAGAAGGATGACCTGGAGTTTGTTGTTGTCGCTCCGCTAGAACAACTGATGACAGTGCCGTATGGAAAATTCCTGGCCTCTCGGTTTATATCTAAACTAACAGCGCCTCACAAGTGGTTAGATGTTCCAGAGTTCAAGTGGCGAATTATCCGTTCTCAAGAGGATGCAGACTTCGCAACTCAATTCCTGTCCTCGTGTACACTCATTGCAGTGGACATTGAAACACTTCGGAACCCTCTGTCGATTCGATGCATAGGCTACACAGGACTTAAACTCACACCTACCGGAGCCCTCGAAACATTCTCCTTTGTACTTCCGATAGATTCTATGTGGGCAGTAGAAGTGATGCGCACTTTGAACTCCATAGAAGTTCCCAAGGCACTGCAGAATGGAAAGTACGATCATGCTTATCTAGCACGTTACAACTCGCCCTGCTGGGGCTGGTTCTGGGACACTGCTACAATGATGCACTCTTGGTATTGTGAACTACCAAAAGACTTAGCATCTCTGCAAGCATTCTTTGTACGGGAGGCAGCGTACTGGAAAGACCTCGCGGATACAAATGACCTAGAACAATACTATCTCTACAATGCAAAAGACACTTGGGCAACTGCCCTTGTTGTGTGGGCTTGGATTAACGAAGCGCCTGACTGGGCTAAACAGAACTATCTGTTAGAGTTCCCAGTTAATTTCCCGTGTCACCTGGCGGAGATGCAAGGCATACCCCGAGACACTGAACGCTTATCCAAAGCACGAACTGACATTGATAATGCAGTAGCTAAGAAACTAGCATCACTAGATAAGATTCTAGGTGTCACAGGATTCAATGTTAACAGTCCTGTGCAAATGAAAACACTTTTGAAAACCTTAGGTTGTTCTGACCTGGAGAGTGCAGATGACAAGAACCTCGCTAAAGCGGCATTTCGACACCCACTTAATGCGCGCATTATTGACCTCATTCGTGGAGTACCAAAAAGCGACGATCCAGAATTGGCTGGTATCCGGGCACTCAGAAAAATTAAGTCCACCTATTTGCGTACCGATTCTGATGCAGACAAAAAAGGTGAAGGCGGAGCAAAAGAATTTAACGGAGTCATACTCTCCAGTCTCATTCCGCATGGAACAGACTCGGGACGGTTGGCAAGTAGAGAGCACCATTTCTGGTGCGGATTGCAGCTACAAAATATGGGCTGGTCCTGCACACAAAAAGCCTCCGATACCCTCCGATCGTGACTG